GGTATAAATTAGCTAATCATCAAAATGTATTGGTGTCTGTTTGTGTACCTACGTCAATTACTTTCCAAACTTCACCCATGTGAACAATTGTTTTGTCGAGAAATGTTTGCTTGCTCATAATTTTTATCCGTGGTTGTTTGTGGCGTTAGTGCCATGTAAAAAATTGTATACATTTTATTGCAAATGTACACTAGGTGTTTTCCCTAAGTTGTTGCAAATAAAATCCCATTAACTGTTTACTAGGTTTTTGGGATTTTTTCCGTGTATAATTCAGTTGTTGGTGTGAGAGCCGATTAGACCGTTTAAGTCTGTATCTTGCCCCTCACAAGGGGGTCTCTCACCAAGATGCAGATTTAAGCGGTTTTTGCATCTACCAACCGCCAATTTGTCGGGTTAATAGACGGCAGGGATTGGGGATAGCCTCTACTGTGGGATCAGGTATGAGACAGAGGCAAGGGTGGCGAAGCTAGCGCCCGATACCGAACGGCTGGCGGGTTCTGTGGCTCCGAAAAGCAAACAGATTAAGGCGCACCTAGGTAAGGCTAGGTTCGTCCACCAAAAAGCAAATGTATATACCACTACTGATATAAATAAGTATATAGATATATATAACCTTTTACACAACCGTAACCATGCACGATAACCTAGACAATGTTAATAACTTACCAAGCAATCTAGAGGGTTGGACAGACTTGCATTTGGTAGAGTGTTTCAAGCTCACAAAAAATAAAAAGCTCCGTGAGATGATTGCCATAGAATTACAAAAAAGAATTGTGGTAAATTGAATCCGTGGGTAAATAGGGGATTAGCTACCTATAGGGTATCGGAAACATAGGCACTTGGCAGCGCCTGCACTCTTCGCCCGACTTCGATTTCAATCCATGCTTTATTGGAAACCCACACAAAATTCTAGGAGACAACTATGGAATACAAAGGATTTACTATCGACCAGCTACCTATCCGGCAGGGTGCTATGGAGATTCTCAGGAAGCCATCACTTATAGGCGGTAACTTGTACAAGTCTGTTTTTGCTGAAAAACAACAAGAATGTAAGAAACTTGCGGGTAAACCGAAAAAATAGTATGATTTGTGCGGGATAGTGTTTTTTGTAAAAACGTATCCCTCTCCTTGGTTCTTTGCCTAACTTCGGTTAGGCTTTTTTTATGCACACAATCGTAACGATATGTTGGGGCAATTACTGGGAAACATACGGTAAGCAATGGCTACAAGCCGCTACCGCAATCTCCGGTAAGCCTGAGATTATTATCGTGTCTGACAAACCGTTAGACACAGAGCACAAGGTCGTTATCAATACGACCAAGCACGCAGGTCTAGCTAGGAACGCAGGTATCCAAGTAGCTACAGGCGATTATGTATCGTGTTCGGATATAGACGATGTACCTTACACACACTATTTCGATGGTGTGGATGGTGTCCACGACATAATAGGCTTTGCGCTTGATATAGAGGGCGGTGGGAGCATGATTCCCGATTCCGATACTTGGGATAGGGCTTTGGAAATAAACGCTCAAAACCCGCTTATTGTGTCCTCCGCTGTAAAACGAGAATTGTTGCTCAAACACCCATACCGTAATGTCGGATGGGAGGATTGGGCGCTTTGGTTAGATTTACGCAAGGCTGGTGCATCCGTCAAGTTTGATATGACACCTCGATATTTCTACAGCCGTCCGTCTGGCTCACTTGCCACACTTAACGCAAGGGCTAAGTCGGAGGAAATACGGGACATGAAACGACAAGGTGTATGGTGATACCTAAGAAACTACATATAGTTTGGGTAGGCGATGAATCTAAACGACCTGATAATTGCATTGATACTTGGCGCAATCACAATCCTGATTGGGATATTAAAGTTTGGGGCAACGAGGATTTAGTAAAGACCTCGTGGCGCAATGCCAAGCACCTACAGGATATGTGGAAGGTAGAGCTAAACGGCGTAGCTGACCTTATGCGGTACGAGATACTGTACGAGCATGGCGGGTTTGCGGTGGATGCGGATAGTATCTGTGTCAAGCCCATACCGGATTGGATGTTGCAAGCTAACGAGTTTACTTGTTGGGAGAATGAGCATGCACGCCCTGGACTATTGGCGGCTGGCTACCTTGCAGCGCAAAAGAGCAGTCCTTTCATTGGACAAATTATCGAAGACATCCACGCCGAGCAAACAGTCACAGACAGACCTGCTTGGCAGACAGTCGGACCGCAAAGGCTTACGGACATTTGGCAGCGTTTCCAATACGGGCTAACCATCTACCCATCCCATTACTTTATCCCTAGACACTTTACGGGTCAGGAATACAAGGGAGAGGGACACATCTTTGCTAAACAGTTTTGGGGATCAACCCGCAAGATATACGACAGCCTCTATATGGCTGAAGCGATAGAGGAGAAAGAGTAATGCCATCAGTCTCAAAAGCCCAGGCGCAGTTTATGCAAGCCGCAGCAAAATCCCCTAAGTTTGCCAAGAAAGTCGGTATCCCTACCAAGGTAGCTAAGGAGTACATGGCAGAGGACAAGAAGTCCGGCAATGGCTACAAGAAACAGCTAAAGAAAGAAGAGACGGGGATGTACTAATGGAATGTCCCATCTCAACCAAAGACGTAAAGCTAAACCTTAAGAACCGTAATTGGGCATTTAAGAACGTGGGCTATGGCCCTGCTAACCCCGAGTACGAAGATACTAAGTTTTGGGCTGAACGTGCTAAAGAATGGAATACGACAGAGGACGAGGCTAAGTCCATGCGCTGCGGTAATTGCGCTGCGTTTATCGTAACTCCTAAAATGTTGGACTGTATTGTTAACGGTCTAGGCTCGGGCGAAGGCGGCGAGGAATACGAGGCAATCGTAGACGCTGCGGACTTGGGATATTGCGAGCTGTTCGAGTTCAAGTGTGCGGGTAGCCGGACTTGCTCGGCATGGCTAGTAGGTGGCCCAATAACTAGCTTGCAGACAGATCGGCAGAAAAACATGGTCGCAATGGCTAAGGTTGAATACGAGCGGGAAGACGAAGAGGATTAAACATGGATCAGGACACCATTGAATACCTGAAAAGTCTGGGTATTTCGGTCGCTCGTGGTGTCCCACAGTTAGCTACCGGATTTGTAGACTTAGCTGCGCTACCGTTTACGCTATCGGGTTTAATCAAGCCTGAGCAAGCGTTTGGTAGTACAGACTGGATGACAGCTAAAGGCTATCTACCGCCCAAGCAGGAAGGTTTGTTAAGTGAGACCACAGAGTTACTGTCAGGCGCTATAAACCCTGCTGGCGCTATTGCTGGTGGATTGCTAGGCATTGGTTCTATTGCTGCCAAAAAAGGCGCTAAACCTGTTGCAGCATTATTGAATGAATCACAGTTTGTGCCAGGCGTTAAAGCTGGAGAAGAGTTAATTGTTCAGCATAACCTCAAGCCTCAAAGTGTAATGTTTGCAGAGGAATTTGGCGGTTTGCCTGTTCCTAGTTTAGCTGTATCAAAAGCATCAGAACCACTAACAAATTTTGGTGATATTTCTCTTATTGGAACAAGAGAAATGGCACAACCAAGTGCAAGCAACCCTGTTTATGCTTTTGATGCTTATACAAAGCGCAATCCACGAGTTATTACATCTGTAAAACCTGAAAATGTTGATGAAGTTTCTAAAGAGCTTTTAGATGGATTTGGTAAGTTTTCTACTGATAAAGACGCTCTTGGTGAGGCATCAACAATAATTAAGGATGTAAGAAATAATTTAGACATGAATATGGGTAAGATGCAATTCTTGCGTTCAATTGGTCAGCTGCCAAACCCAAATGAATTTGAAACTTACAGAGATTTTGCAACAGCGGCAAATTACAAATTTAATGATTTGTACGCAAAAGATAGTTCGTTACTTCAAAAATCTGAAGAGTGGACAATTAACAAATTTAAAGATTTGCAAGACAGAAATTTTACAAATGATTTGATTTTTAAAGGTCGAACGCCTACAGGTAAAGAAAAGTATGAGGAAGCAACTTTAGAATCACTTGTAAAAGCTACAAAAGGTAAAGCTGGAGAAGAATCAACCCAAGCAACACTTGGTGCTATTAGGGCAAAGATTGCTCCTAAATTTAAGAATTTTAAAGATGTACAGTTAGCACGAGAAAGAATAGTTCCGGAAGAAAAGTTTTTGCAAATGCGTGATGAAATAGCCGCTAAAGATGACGATATTCTTTACAAGCTAAAAGACATTGCAGAACAAAACGGCTTAAAACTTAATTATGAAGGAATGAAGGATTTACGGGAAGATTTGTATCTCGGTGCTATTGGTAAGTATGATTACTCAAAACCTTTAGTTGGTAAAATACCTAAAGATTTGTTAGATGAAGCTGAACAATTTAAGAAAGAATTAGCATCTTTGCCAACACAATATTTTGAAGTTAAGCCACAAAAAGCAGTGCCGTTATCAAACTTTGCTGGTGCAATTATTCCGGTAGAAACTCCTCAAAGTGTTATTGATTCATTAAAAAGACAAGGTATTACAAACATCCATAAATACAAAAATGCGGATGAACGTACAAGTCTTGTTAAAAAGTTTGGTAAAAATATGTTTCAGATCGGCGGTGCTGCTGCTGGACTTGGCGCTGTTAGTGGCCTTTTGGATGACGAAAGTTATTAAGTGTTAATTAGTACCGATGACCCGATAGGAGTCGGAAGTGAATAAAATACAGGAAGAGAATTTAACAAACCGTGGTAGGGGTAGACCGAAAGGCTCTCCTAACCGGACTACCGCATCTGCTAAAGAGGCTATAGCTCAAGCAGCAGAGGGGTTAGGTGGCGCAGATAGACTTATGGCATGGGCGCAGGAAGACCCTGCTAACGAGCGTGCATTCTGGGCAACCATTTACCCTAAGTTGCTACCGTTGCAAGTAAGCGGAGAAGACGGTGCGCCGATTCAAGCCGTAATTACATGGCAAAAGTAATCGAGATAGCGTACAAGCCTCGCGTCCAGTCCCTTGACTACCATGACCGCCAACAGCGTTGGGCGTGTACGGTTGCCCATCGGCGTTTCGGCAAGACAGTCCGCGAGATTAACGAACTGGTGAAAAAAGCGGTGCTATGCCCGCTGCCTAACCCCAGATACGCCTATGTCGCCCCGTATTACAACCAAGCCAAGCAAGTGGCATGGGACTACCTGAAGCAGTATTCCGAGCCTCTGTGGGCGCGTAAGCCGTTAGAGAGCGAGTTGACCGTTGAACTGGTCAATGGCGCACGGATACGCCTGTACGGGGCTGATAACGCCGATTCCCTGCGTGGTATCTACTTGGACGGCGTGGTGCTGGACGAGTACGGCGATATGCGCCCGAATGTGTTTGGCGAGATTATCCGACCCCTGCTTGCGGATCGGCAGGGATGGGCATCGTTCATCGGTACGCCCAAGGGCAAGAACCACTTTTACCGAGTGGCGAAACAGGCTCAGGAGTCCGATGACTGGTTCTACCAGACGCTCAAGGCTTCGGAAACCAAGATTATCCCGCAGTCCGAGTTGGACGATGCGCGGAGTCAGATGACCCCTGAGCAGTACGCCCAGGAGTTTGAATGTGCCTTCGATGTACCCGCCTTGGGTGCTATCTACGGCGCAGAGATGGCGAAAGCCTACACGGACAACCGCATTGGCGTTGTTCCCTGTGACGGGGCTGCGCTGGTGCATACGGCGTGGGACTTGGGCGTGGGCGATGCGACCTGTATCTGGTTCTTCCAGTTGGTCGGGCGCGAAGTCCACATGATTGACTTCTATCAGGACAACGGGAAGGACATTACGCACTATCTGGGCGTTCTGTCAGCCCGTGGCTACAAGTACGGCAACCACTATGTTCCCCATGACGCTGAGGCGCGGGAACGGTGGTCAGCCATGACCATGACACAGGTAGCCCGTAATCAGGGCTTCAACATGACGGTCTTGCCCCGTGATGGTATCGAGCAGGGCATCAATATGGCGCGGATGCT